TGGCGGGAGAACTGCTGGAGGACTATGACAACGATCTTAACTCCCGCAAAGAGTGGCTTACTACCTACGTGAATGGGCTGAAGCTCCTCGGTCTGAATTATGAGGAGCGCAGTGAGCCTTGGCAGGGAGCTTGCGGAGTTACGCATCCGTTGCTAATGGAGAGCGCAGTTAAGTTCCAGTCAGAGACGATCATGGAAACATTCCCGGCGGCTGGGCCGGTAAAGACTGTGATCCTTGGCAAAGAGACTGTGGAGAAGAACGAGGCTTCAGTCCGCGTTGCTTCTGACATGAACTATGAGCTGACGGAGGTCATGCGGGAATATAGACCGGAGCATGAGCGTCTGCTGCTGAGTCTGTGTCTGTCAGGAAACGCCTTCAAGAAGATTTACTTCGACCCGTCAATGGATCGGCAGACAGCGGTTTACATTCCTGCGGAAGACATCATCGTCTCTTACGGAACGTCGAATCTGGAAAGCGCAGAGCGTGTGACGCACCGGATGCGTAAGACCCAGAATGAGTTACGCCGGTTGCAGGTTGCTGGGTTCTACCGGGATGTTGATCTTGGTGAACCTACCGTAATAATGGACGAGGTTGAGAAGCAGAAGGCGAAGGATCAAGGTTTTGCTGCCTCCGTAGACACCCGTTTCCAGTTGCTGGAGATGCACGTTGACCTTGATCTGGATGGCTACGCGGATGAAGACGAGGACGGGAATGCAACGGGCATAGCCCTGCCTTATGTAGTAACGATGGAGAAAGGCACTAACACGATCTTGGCGGTAAGGCGTAATTGGCTTGAGGATGACAAACTCAAAGCTCGCCGCCAGCATTTCGTGCATTACGGATACATCCCGGGGTTTGGGTTTTATTACTTCGGATTGATCCACCTGATTGGTGGACACGCAAGAGCAGCCACATCTCTTATTCGCCAGCTAGTAGATGCTGGCACATTGAGTAACCTTCCCGGCGGGTTAAAGGCGCGTGGGCTTCGCATCAAAGGAGATGAAACTCCTATCTCCCCCGGCGAATTCCGTGATGTCGATCTGCCGAGTGGCGCGATTAGGGACAACATACTTCCCCTGCCATACAAGGAGCCTAGCCAAGTCTTGGCCGCGCTGATGGATAAGATAGTTGCGGACGGACAAAGGTTCGCAGCTACGGGTGATCTGAAGGTCAGTGATATGTCGTCACAGTCCCCGGTTGGGACTACCTTGGCAATTTTGGAGCGGATGCTGAAGGTGATGAGTGCTGTGCAAGCGCGGATTCACTATTCAATGAAGCAAGAGTTCAAGTTGCTCGCAGCAATTATCCGCGACAACACTCCGGATGAGTATGACTACGAGCCGGAGACGGGCGGCAGGAAAGCTAAGCGCAGCGACTACGACATGGTGGATATCATCCCCGTGTCTGACCCGAATGCCTCAACGATGAGTCAGAGGGTAGTCCAGTTTCAAGCAGTGCTTCAGTTGTCTGCTGGCGCACCGCAGATATATGACTTGCCTTATCTCCACCGGCAGATGATTTCAACGCTGGGCGTAAAAAACGCAGATAAGATTGTCCCCGACAAGACGGACATGAAACCGGTTGACCCTGTTTCTGAAAACATGAATGTTATGAATGGCAAGCCGGTGAAAGCCTTCCTGCTACAAGACCACGAAGCGCATTTGGGCGTTCACATGGCTGCAATGCGCGACCCAAAGATTATGCAGATCATGGGTCAAAACCCGCAGGCACAGGCTATTCAGGCTGCGGCTATGGCGCACATCATGGAGCATGTGGCGTTCCAGTATCGCAAAGAGATCGAGAAACAACTTGGAGCCGCACTCCCCCCGATGCAAGAAGAAGGCATAGAAGCAGAAGACCGCACGTTGCCGCCTGAGATTGAAGTGCAGTTGTCACAGCTTGCGGCACAAGCGGCAGCTAAGCTCTTGCAGAAAAACAGCGCAGAAGCACAACAGCAAGAAGCACAACAGCAATCGCAAGACCCGCTGGTGCAGATGCAGCAGAAGGAACTTCAGATTAAAGAGAGTGAAGTGCAGCGTAAAGCGGCTAAAGATCAAGCTGATAACGCTATCAAACAGCAGGAGCTTCAGCTTAAAGGGACTGAGATTCAGGGTCGTCAGCAGATAGATGAAGCAAAGCTGATGGTTGATTCCCAGAAACACCAGACATCTCTCACCCATCAGCAAAGCACGGCGCAGGAACGGGCTAGGGCTGATATGGCTAGGCACTCTAAAGACAAGGTTCTTGACTACACGAAGCATCGTGAGCAGCTAGAAAGCCAGCAGCGTCAGCGATCTGATGACATGCAAAGAGATGCGCTTACGAAAGCGCAGCAGAAAGCAAAGGAGCCAATTGAATGAGTTTCTCAACGCCATTTGATTACATCAAGTCAAAACTTGATGAAAGGCGCACAGAAATAGAACAGCACTTGGGGCGCGGTGTTGCGAAAGATTACAGCGAGTATCAAAAACTTTGCGGAGTTCTTCAGGGTCTGGATTTTGCAAAGGAATTAACCCAAGACCTGCAAAAACGCATGGAGAACGATGAAGATGAGTGAGATTCCGCAAGAAGAAGCCGTAGAAGTTAAAGCCAAACAGATGCCAGTTCCGTCAGGGTTCCATGTTCTCTGTATGGTTCCTGAGATCAAAGACGAGTTTGAGAGTGGCATTGTTAAGGCTGACGTTACAAAAACTTATGAGGAGCGGCTTACTACGGTGTTGTTTGTAATGGCGCTTGGCCCTGACTGCTACAAGGATGCCACTCGGTTCCCATCTGGCGGCTGGTGTAAAGAGGGAGATTTTATTTTGGTGCGACCCAATACCGGGTCGAGGCTGAAAATTCATGGACGGGAATTCCGTCTTATCAACGATGACAATGTCGAGGGTGTTGTTCAAGACCCCCGTGGCATTGCCCGCGCATAGGAGATCATCATGGCTGAAGAGGCATATAAGTTCCCAGACGAAGCAGAAGGCCCCGCCGTGGAGGTGGATGTAACCCCGGAGATTGAGGTTGAGGTCGTAGATGATACGCCGCCAGCAGACCGTAACCGGGAGCCGCTGCCGCAAGAGCTTGTGGAGGAGCTGGAGAAGGATGATCTGGCTGAGTATTCCACTAAGGTAAAGCAGCGTTTGGGCCAGATGAAGAAGGTTTGGCATGATGAGCGCAGGGCAAAAGAGTCTGCCACGCGTGAGCGGGAAGAAGCCGTTACTGTAGCCCAGCGGTACATTACTGAGAACAACGAGCTTAAACAAAGGCTGGGCGCTGGCGAGAAGATGCTTATCGGGGCGGTTACCAAGACGGCTACAGATGAGCTTTCTGCGTCTAAACAGAAGCTAAAAGACGCTTATGAAGCCGGTGATTCCGATGCGATTGCGGATGCTCAGGAAGCGATGACGGACGCAAAACTTAAGCTCCGGGATTATCAAAGTTACAAACCCTCTTTACAAACTCAAGAAACTGGGGTAGAAAGCAATCAACAGGCACAAGCACCACGGCAAGTAGTTGATCCCAAGGCAGAAACTTGGCGTCAAAAAAATACTTGGTTTGGTGTCGATGAGGAAATGACAGCCCTCGCACTGGGTCTGCACGAAAAACTTGTCAAGGAAGGCATTGATACGAGTAGCGATGCGTATTACAGCCGACTGAACAGTACGATAAGGAAGCGATTCCCGGAATACTATGACGGGGATCAAACGGAATCGCAGGGCAAGCCCGCGAACCGCAAAGCAGCCAATGTAGTTGCTCCAGCAACGCGCAGCACCGCGCCAAACAGAGTGCGACTAACGCAGACACAGATGGGTCTAGCGAAGAAATTCGGCCTTACCCCTGAAGCCTATGCGCGTGAAGTAATTAAATTGGAGAATACAAATGGTTGATGCTACTAATCGTAATGGTCGTGAACAAGAAGATCGTGCAACAACCCAACGTGCAAAACGCTGGGAACAACCCGCTGGACTGCCCACTCCTCAACCGGAAGAAGGGTACTCGTTCAGGTGGGTACGGACGGCACTTTTAGGGCAGTTTGACCCTACAAATACGTCTGCAAAATTCCGTGAAGGTTGGGAACCTGTAAAAGCGGAGTCGCAACCGCATATGCACGTTTTCTCTGACCCTAACAGCAGATTTAAAGGCAATATCGAGATTGGCGGGCTTTTGCTGTGCAAAATTCCTAAAGAGTTCATGGAACAACGCGCAGCGTTCTACAACAAAGCGTCCGCAGATCAGATAAACGCCGTTGACAATAGCTTTATGCAGCAGAACGACTCTCGTATGCCTTTGTTTAAAGACAATCGGACATCGGTGACGTTCGGCAGCGGTACCAAATAACGTAACATTTAATCAATTTTTAGGAGTCTTCAATGGCTTATCCTACTGTTTCGGCCCCTTACGGGCTAAAGCCGGTCAATCTGATCGGCGGTCAAGTATTTGCGGGTGCAACCCGTATGATGGAAATTGCAAGTGGTTATGCTACCAACATTTTCTTTGGTGATTTGGTAAAACGCATTTCTGATGGCACTATCGAAAAGGACACTGGCACAACCGCTGCCACGCCTTGCGGCGTGTTCCTTGGTGTTAGCTTCACTAACGCCTCAACGGGTCAAGTCCAACAACAGCAATATTATCCAGCCAGCACCGCAATTAAGTCTGGCACGAAGATTTTAGCTGTCGTCGCAGATGATCCTGATACGCTGTTCCAAGTGGCTGTTGTTTCTGGCACAACCGTTATCTCTGGTGTTGGCATTACTGCCATTGGTAATAACGCAACGCTAGTTCAAAATGCTGGCTCGACCACCACTGGTGACTCGAAAGTAGCTCTTTTGGATTCAACCGCCACAACCAACACTCTGCCTATTCGTATTATTGATGTAGTTCGGGACACCGAAACTACGACTGATAACTTCCCTGAAGTTATTGTCAAGATCAATGCGACTATGCATCAGTACAACAACGCAACCGGCGTCTAGGAGAATAAATAATGGCTATCTCACGCGCACAACTACTTAAAGAACTGCTTCCCGGGCTGAACGCTCTGTTTGGTCTTGAGTACAAGAAGTATGGCGAAGAGCATAAAGAGATTTTCGAGACTGAAACCTCTGAGCGTTCTTTTGAAGAAGAAACGAAACTGTCGGGTTTCTCGGCTGCTCCGGTCAAGTCTGAAGGCAGTGCAATCGCCTATGACAACGCCCAAGAAGCATGGACTGCCCGTTACCAACACGAAACCATCGCCTTGGGTTTCTCCATCACTGAAGAAGCGGTGGAAGACAACCTGTATGACAGCCTGTCGGCTCGTTATACCAAAGGTCTGGCTCGCGCCATGGCGTACACCAAGCAAGTTAAGGCAGCTACAATCCTTAACACCGCATTTGCTGGTGGCCCGACCTACGGCGACGGACAAGTCCTGTGTTCCGCTGCCCACCCGCTGGTTTCTGGTGGTACGAACAGCAACACGGGCGGTGCCGCTGACCTGAATGAAACCTCGCTTGAGGCTGCTGTCATTCAGATCGCTGGTTGGACGGATGAGCGCGGTCTGCTCATCGCTGCGAAGCCGGTCAAGCTGGTTCTTCCTCCGGCACTGATGTTTGTTGGAACGCGTCTTCTGGAAACGGAACTGCGTGTTAGCACCAACAACAACGACATCAATGCACTGAAGAACAATGGCTCGATCCCGGGCGGGTATTGCATCAATCACTTCTTGACTGATACCAATGCTTGGTTCCTGACCACGGATGTACCGAACGGTCTGAAACACTTCGTGCGTACGCCTCTGTCTAACTCCATGGATGGTGACTTTGATACTGGTAACGTAAG